CTGGCAGGCAAGGGCATCAGCAACAAGAGCTGGACTGAGCGCCAGAACGAAGCAAAGGCCGCAGCGGCCGAAAGCCAGAAAGCCGCCTCCACCATCTCCCAGTCCGCAGGCAAAGCCGCATCTGCTGTCAGCACCTCCGGCAAAAAGGCCAGCGCCAGCACCAAAGCCGTCACCGCGTCCGTAGTCAAGTCCATCTCCGACACGACCACTACCGTGAAAGACGGCATCACCCGCACGGTGGAGACGGTCAACGAGACCCTTTCCAACGGCAAGACACAGCAAAAGCAGGTCATCACCGAGACTTCCCGGCAGATGGTGGATGGTGTGCTGAAGGATGTGAAAACCATCACAGAGGTGGCCGCCGACGGCACCGAGACCGTCAAGCAGACCATGGAGACCGTCCGCGAAACCGCCAAGACGGTCACTTCCACCTTTGAGACGCTGGCAGACGGGGTCAAGACCACCACCCAGACCGTCACCGAGACCCTGACCGACGGCACCGAGACCACCAAAAAGGTCATCACCGAGGTCTACGACGACGTGGTGGACGGTGCCCTCGTGACCATCGAACGGGCCAAGACCATCGCCGCAGACGGCACCGTGCAGGTGGCCGAGCAGATCAAAAAGTCCAGCGCGGACACCTTTGACGGCCTGTGGAAGGAGCTGCAGACCGAAGCAGATACCGGCATTCTGGGCACCTTCGATGACCTGTACACCGCCGTCAAAAATCAGGATTGGCTCTCCGTCGGCAAGTGGGTGGCAAGCACCATCTACGACGGTCTGACTGCCAACCAGAAGAAGCAGGTGAAGTCCTTCGCCCTTGGCATCGTGACTAAGCTCAACGAAGCGCTGGGCGGTGCCCGCGACCAGCTGGTGCAAGGTGCCATTGATCTGGGCGGGCAGATCGTGAACGGCCTGACCGGCGGCTTCTCTGAGGTCTGGCAGCAGGCGCAGGGCCTCGGCTCCACCCTGATAGAGATCTTCGGCGGGCTGAAAACACCGCTGCAAAGTGCGGCTCTGGCCATCAGTCAGGGCATGAAAGGCGGCCTGATCTCTGCATTCCCGGAGATCCTTGCTTCGCTGGGCGGCCTGATCGGATCTATCGGCGGCGCGTTCGTAGCAATGCTGGATGCCATCGCTGCGGCGCTGTTCCCTACCGGCTTTGGCACTCCGCAGGCTCTGCTGATGATCGCAGCGGGCGTAGCCCTTGCTGCCGTCATCGCGGGCATCGTTGCCTCGATCGGCGGCTCTTTCAGTAAGAAAGGCTCGTCCGGGCGCGGCGGCTCTTCCGGCGGGTCCTCCGGCTCCGGCAGCATGGGCAGCGTGGATATCACCACCGGCACCGGCAGTCTGGAAGATGCCATCAACGCCAACACCAAGGCGCTGGAAAAGACAAACTCTGCCCTCGCCGACATGATCCGGCAGGCGGGGGCGCTGGTGCTTTCCGACAACATGCGTCTGGGCGGCACCGTGGCTGCGTCCGGCACCGCACAGGTGGTGTCCGCTGCCAACAGCTACCACCGCGAGGGCGACACCAACATCACCCAGAACTTCTACAACGGCCACGACACCGCCGCCGCACAGCAGCGGGAAGCCCGGTGGGAAGCCGACAAGGCCAAGGCCCGCAAACGATGAAAGGAGGACACCGTGCTTTTTAAGGATCATCTCAAGATCGTGACAGATGCCGGTGCCGTCCTGCATCTGGGCTGGGACTACGACATCCCCTACTTTCTCGACCCGCTCAACGGCATCGACGTGGACTTGAAAACCGCGCAGGGTGTCAATCAGGTGGGCGACACCGTGGAGGGGCAGAGCGTCTCCGGCGTATCCCGCACCCTCGATGTGGCGTTCTGGGGCGCGTATGCGCTGGACAATGCCCGGGCGTTCAGCAAAAAGCTGCCCTACTTCACCAAAGGCACCCTCTATTTTGGCGACCACTACTTCACCCGGTTCGTGCTGCAGAAAACGCCCTACTTTTCCAGCTACACGCCGCAGCCGCGCTGTTCGCTCATGCTCTACAGCGAAAAGCCCTTCTGGTACGACCTCAACGCCGTCAGCAGCGTGCTGGGCGGGTACGAAAAGGCGTTCCGCTTCCCGGTGTGCTACGACAGCCACATCTACGGCATCAAGCGGGACGGCACGGCGGCAGTGCTGCGCAACGAGGGCAGCTTGCCGGTGCCCTTCACGGCCACCCTGCGGTGCGACATGCCGGTGACACACCCCAAGGTGGTGGATCTGCAGACCGGGGCCTTCATCGGCTTTGACCTGACCCTGCAGCCGGACGAGACGCTGGAGATCTACCGCAGCACATCCGACCGGCTGGCCTGCACCCTGACCCGGGCAGGAGTGACCGAGAACATCTTCTCAAAGCTGGACGAGGACAGCACCCTCACCGAGCTGCAGCCCGGCGATAACGTGCTGAGTATGCAGGCCGAGAACGGCTCCGGCTACCTGCAGGCATCCGTGAGCTTTTACCCGATGGAGGCGGGCATCCTGCCCGAACCGCTATGAGAATAGACGTTTTGGACGCAGAGACCCTTGCCCGCGTGGGCTGGGTAAAAGTATGGCACTCCCTCTACTGGGACAGCCCCTATTACTCCGAGGGCAGTTTTACCCTTGAGGTGCGGCCCACCGCCGAGAATCTGCAGCTTTTGCAGGAAGGGCGCTGGCTGGTGCGCAGCGACGAGAACCCCCGCATCCCCATGCGCATCTGCTCCCGCACCAACCAGAACGAGGACTTGAACCTTGTGGTGTCCGGCTACCCGGCCACGTGGCTGCTGACCAAGCGGGTGTCTGCGGTGAGCATCAAGAACCAGAACGCCGAAGCCGCCATGCGCAGCCTTGTGAGCGCCGCAAAGCCATGGCCCCGCCTTGAGCTGGGCACCGAGTACGGCTTTGACACCACCTTTGAAAAGCAGACCTCCGGCGGCAGTATTTTCGACTACTGCCAGACCATCGGGCAGGCCTGTGATCTGGGGTTCCGCATCGTGCTGGACGGCAAGGGCAGCAAGAAAAAGCTGCTCTTCGAGTGTTTCCGGCCCACCTTCGACCCGAACCGCAGATACAGCCCCCAGTGGGGCAATCTGCTGAATGCCGGGTGGAGCTTTTCCGATACCGATTACGCCAACGTGGCCCTTGTGCAGGGCGCTGGCGAAGGTGACGAGCGCGCCACCGTCTGGGTGGGCGATGTGAACGCCACCGGCTCCGACCGGCGGGAAATGTACATCGATGCCCGGGACGTGCAGCCGGAGGACGGCGAGACCGGCACCAGCCAGAGCTATCTGGAAAAGCTGGCCGACCGGGGCGGCGAAAAGCTGCTGGGCCAGCTGCGCACCGGCTCGATCGAGTTCGACGTGGACGATGATACCCTGCAGGTGGGCGACGTGCTGAGCGCCAGCCTGCCGCAGCTGGGCTACACCGCCATGGTGCGGGTAGCCGACATCATCACCCAGAGCGAGGACAGCGGCACCACCCGCACCATCCGGCTGGGTACGCCCACATGGCACAAGACTTAGGAGGACTTTATGGCCGATATCATTACTTACCCCGAAAACGGCATTACCTACGATGCCGACGACGCTTCGGGTTACCTCTCCACCCGCCTGAGCGGCGTGTACAGCGCCGAGGAGGACTTCTCCGTCACAGCACAGGGCGGCCTGAGCGTGCAGGTGAGCGCCGGTCAGGCATGGGTGCGCCCGGCGCGGTTCAAGGGCCGCAGTATCATCATGGAGCAGCCCACCACCGTGGCGCTCACCGCAGCGGACCCTGTGCGCAGCCGCATTGACCGCATCGTGCTGCGCTACGATGCCGCCGCCAAAAAGACCAGTCTGCAGGTGCTGGAGGGCACGCCGGACAGCGCAAGCCCCACAGCGCCGGCCATCACCCGCACCGAGCTGATCTACGACCTCTGCCTTGCCGAGATCAAGCGCCCTGCAGGCAGCACTTCCGTCACCGCCGCCGACATCTACGACACCCGCGCGGACGAGACCGTCTGCGGCGTGATGCGGGACGGTGTGCATGGCATCCCAGCGGCAATGCTCATCCAGATGCTGCGGCAGAAGATCGCAGAGGTGGACAGCGGCAGCTTCTACACCAAAGAAGCCGTGGATGCCATGCTGGCCGTGATCCAGACGCAGGTCGCAAAAGCTGGCGCGCCGACCGAACGTCTGGCCTTTGTCACGCAGATCTCTGCAAACAGATGGGGTTGGAACCAGACCATGAGCTGTGAAGCCACCATTCCTAAAGGTGTGGATTTCATCCGCATCACTCCGGATAATTTCGATTCTCCGTATGTGTTCCAGTTTTCTGCCAATAAAGATTTAAGCCTTACAGGCGGAAACAGCAAGGCGGTATCCGCGATCTGCGCATCTAATGCTGATTTCAAATACACTGCCAGCGACCGCAAGATCAAAATAACCGCCTACGATACCAGTATCGGCAGAACCTGCATTCAGGGATACAAATACGGCACTGCTGCCACTCCCTGCATCGTCTGGACTGAGGGCGACGGCACATCCGCTAAAGACCATAACATCGATTATATCGAGATCAAGGAGTGGTATAATGCAACCAGCTCCGACGATAAGAACACCGTGGAAGCTGTTGCCCGCGTCGTGAAAGGCAGCACGTATACGACCGCCGGCGGTGCCACAGTCACTTTTGCCAGCGACGGCACCGTAACGGCCAGCAAATATTCCGGCACGCTTGTGGGCTACCGGTACATGACGCTGACAGAAGTTTCAGAGCAGGTAGCATCCACTCAATCCGCTCTTGCGGACGCAGACGCTTTGAACCTTGACCAGGACTACCGCCTGACCCTTTTGGAGCTGGGCGTGACCGATGATGAAACCACCGCATAAACAGAAAGGAATGACTACTATGGCACTTTACAACACCTGCAAACGTATGATCGAGCGCGGCCAGACCGCCGGTATGGAAAAGAAGCTGGATATCTTCTACGCCGCCGCCAAGCTGACCGATGAACAGTACGCAGAGCTGACCGAGATGCTGAACGAAAAGACCAGCGCCTGACCGGGCCGTGAAAGGACGTGATACATATGGCGATCAAACAGTACAGTCTGAAGAAGGACGGTGCAAAGCAGCTCTCTCCCGCGTTCCGCGTGCGGGAGTTCCGCTGCCGCGACGGCACCGACACCATCCTCATTGACGAGGGCCTTGTGGTGCTGCTGCAGTGCATCCGGGAGCACTTCGGCAAGCCGGTTACTATCACCAGCGGCTACCGCACCGCCAGCCACAATGCAAAGGTGGGCGGCTCCAAATCCAGCCAGCACCTGCTGGGCCGGGCCGCAGACATTCAGGTGCAGGACACCGACCCGCTGGCCGTTGCCGCCTACGCTGAAAGCCTGATGCCCGGCTGGGGCGGCGTGGGCCGCTACCCGATCAAGGCAGGCCGCGCAAAGGGCTGGGTGCACGTGGACACCCGCCCGAACAAAAGCCGGTGGACGCTGTGAGGGGGACAACATGAGCAAGACTATTTTTATCAGCCAGCCCATGGGCGGCTTGTCCGATGAACAGGTACTTCAGGAACGCACCGCCGCGATCAGCAAGGCAAAGGCCCTGTTGGGTGAAGATGTGGCTCCGCTGGAAACCTTCTTTGATGATTTCGGCCCGGCAGCAAAGCCGCTGGACTATCTGGCCCGGAGCATCGAGTTCCTTGCAAAGGCCGATGTGGCAATCTTTGCTCCGGGCTGGCAGAATGCGCGTGGCTGCCGCATTGAGCACCAGTGCGCCGAGGACTACGGCATCCCCGTGATGGAGGTGTAAGGCCAGTGGAAAGCATCATCTCAGCCATCCTTGCCGGTGCAGTGACCCTGATCGGCGTACTGATCGCCAACAGCCGCAGTCAGGCCGTGACCGACACCAAGCTGGAAGAGCTGACCCGCGAGGTGCGGGAGCACAACAATTTTGCCCGCCGCGTCCCCATTTTGGAAGAGCAGATGAAGGTGGCCAACCACCGCATCGCTGATTTAGAAGCAAACGAACACGAAAGAGAAAGGAACTGATTATGAACGCACACACCTACAACGCCCCCACCATCTCCGCAGGCACCATTGCCCGCACCGCCTGCCTGCTGCTGGCCCTGACCAATCAGGTGCTGTCTGCACTGGGCAAGCCCGTGCTGCCCATCGAGAGCCAGACCGTGGAGCAGCTGGTTACCGCTGGCATCACCACCGTGGCCGCGCTGGTGGCATGGTGGAAGAACAACTCCTTCACCACCGCAGCCCTTCAGGCAGACCAGACCTACAACAAGCTGAAGGCACAGGGAAAGTAA